GTTCTTTGCACAATTTCTGGTGAAAAAAGGGGATAATCCAATTGACAAGACTTTGCAAGCATGCTTACAGCTCCCCAGAATTGTTCAATAAACAAAAATAGAGGGTGAAAATGGGTCAGCACCACAGCATGTATGGCAAGGCATGGCAGGTCGCCCGCAGGACGTTTCTGCTGGCTCATCCATTCTGCGCCCTGTGCGGGAAGCCCCTTCGCGGAGCCGACGCCATTGTTGACCATATCAAGCCCCACAGGGGCGACTGGAACCTTTTCTGGGACGAAAGCAACTGGCAGGCACTCTGCAAACGGTGCCATGACAGCCACAAGCAGCGGCAGGAACATGGGGGCTACCTCGGAGGGTGCGACACCAGCGGCATGCCCGTGGATCCCATGCATCCGTGGAACACGATGGAGACGAAGTAATGGGTGCTAGAGGAAAGAAGCCTGAACTAGCCATGAAGATGGCGGCGCAGGCCGGACAGCAGCAGAAGAAGCGAGTTCCTCCGCAGACGCTCGGCCTTCTCGGTCAGGCGCTGTGGGAGAGAATCGTGGCCCAGTATCCCGAAGACTATTTCCTTGCAGGCGACTGGCCTCTGGTGCAGGCGTACTGTGCCGAGTGGGATCGCCATGAAAGGGCGCAGGCCCGCCTCCTTGCCGAGGGCGAGGTCATCGAGACGTCCACCGGAGCCATCAAGCGCAATCCTTGGCACGACGTCCTTGTGGCCTCGTCCAACACGCTCGGCATGCTGGCGGTCAAGCTCCGCCTGTGCGTCAATGCACGGGAGAAGAACAGCAAGGCATCCGTTGCCGGAAAGCGTCCCAGCGAGACGGCAAGTGCCCGTGCGGGACTCATGTTTGGCGCTGAAGATACGCCGGAGGCCATTCAGTGACCCGTGGGGAGCGCGTCATTGCGTTCATCGAGACCTTGAAGGCTCCCGACGGCATGCTGGTGGGCCAGCCGATCAAGCTTCGCGACTGGCAGAAAGACGTCATCAGGCAGGTCTACGACCCCGTGGACGAACACGGGAAACGGCTTTGCAGGCAGGCTATTTTTACCTTGGCGCGGAAGAATGGTAAAACGGCCTGCGTAGCCGGGCTCTGCCTTGCCCATCTCTGCGGGCCAGAGGCCATCAGGAATGGGCAGCTGTATTCCGTTGCGTTCGACAGAGAACAGGCAGGCATCATTTTTAAATATATGGCCGCCATGATTTATCAGGACGATGAATTAAGCCAGCGCCTCAACATCGTGGAGTCCCGCAAGAAGATTTTCGACCCTATTTCCGGCTCTGAATACGTCGCTTTATCGGCTGAGACGCACGGCAAGCATGGCAAAAGCTCGTCCTTCATCGTCTTTGATGAATTGGCCCAGTTCGGAGCCGACCGAGAGCTGTATGATATCATGATGACCTCTCGCGGCGCTCACGAGGAGCCTTTAGTGTGGGTCATTTCGACGCAGGCGTCGTCCGACATGGCTGTCTTGTCCGAGCTGGTGGACTACGGAAAGAAGGTCAACGCCGGGGAAATCGACGATCCCAAGACGAAAGCCTTTGTCTATGAAGTCCCCATGTCGGATGACCCTTGGGACGAGGCCAACTGGTACAAGGCCAATCCAGCGTTGGGAGACTTCCGCTCTCTGGACGAAATCAGGGAGACGGCGGCAAGGGCGAAAAGGATGCCCTCCGCCGAAGCGGCCTTCCGGAATCTCTATTTAAATCAACGAGTTGACGGTGCGGCCCATTTTATCACCCCCTCTGTCTGGAAGGCATGCGGAGGCGAACCGGACGAAAGCCTCTTCGAGGATCTGCCTGTCTACGGCGGTCTCGACCTGTCCGCCAAGAATGACCTCACGGCGCTGGAGCTGGTATGCCGCGACGGCGACGGCGTGTGGCACGTGATGAGCCATTTCTGGACGCCGAAGGAAGGCATTGCCGACCGTTCCGACCGCGACCGAACACCCTACGACCTCTGGGCGAGGCAGGGCTTCCTGCATACGACGCCGACCCGCACCATCGACTACGATTTTGTTGCGTGGCAGATCAAGGAACTTCATGAAAAGATGCACATTGCCGGGATCAAGTTCGACAGATGGCGCATTGACGACCTTATCAGGGCTCTCCGCAATGCAGGAGTCGAATGCTGGATCGACGGAAAAGAGGATCCATATCCCGGCGGTCTCCGCTTAATCATGCATGGACAAGGCTACCAAGACATGAATCCGGCTGTTGAAGCCCTTGAAGATGCACTTTCTGAAGGAAAATTGCGTCACGGGATGCATCCTGTATTGACAATGTGCGCCAGCAATGTGAGAGTCCAGCAGGATCCTTCGGGGAACCGGAAATTTGACAAAATTAAGTCAACGGGCCGCATAGACGGCATTGTGGCCCTTGCAATGGCGATCAACGGCGCAGTCGGAGGAGAGCCTGAAAAGGGCGATTTCTTCGCCGAAGTATGGTGATTATGTTCGATTTTTTCCGAAAAAAAGCGAAAAAAGAGGTGAAATCGTTCCAATACGACGATTTTATCTCGCTTTTCGGCTCCGCGTCCATTTCGGCCTCCGGCGAACCCATCACCCCGATGCGGTCGCTGGAGTGCGCCACTGTTCTGGCCTGCGTCCGCCTTCTTGCCAACGGGGTCGCGCAGGTGCCGTTCCGTCTGTTCAGGCAGAGGCGCGAGATCCGCAATCCCGCAGTGGATCACCCGCTTTACGACCTGCTATACACGGCCCCAAACGATTTTCAGACGGCTTTTGAATTCTGGCACATGGTCATGCTGCACATGACTCTGACCGGAAATGCCTTTGTCTGGATCAACAGGTCTTCCGACGGGCGGGTTCTGGAGCTTCTCCCCTACCCTCCGGGCAGCGTGACCATCCAGCGCGACGGCTGGGAGGTCTCCTACAGCATCCAGACTGTGGACAAGAAGTTCGTCACCATCCCCGCCGAGGACATGTGGCACATCAAATGGCTTGCTTGGGACGGCGTGCGGGGCCTGTCGGCTGTCCAGATGGCGCGGGACGCCATAGGGCTGGCACTTGCTCTCGACGGGCATGGCGCTACCTCCTTCAAGAACGGCTCCCGCATCGGCGGCATCCTCACGGTCGCCCAGCGCCTGAACGAGGATCAGCGGAAGTCTCTCAGAGAGACTTGGCAGTCCACCTTCGGCGGCGCATCCGAGTCCGGCAAGGTAGCCGTCTTGGGTGCCGACATGAAATATCAGGCCATTCAGGCCACCAACGACGTCAGCCAGTATGATCAGAGCAGGCGCTATCAGGTTGAGGAGATATGCCGTGCATTCGGCGTGGATCCTGTCATGATCGGCTATGCAGACAAGACTGCAACTTTTGCTTCTGTGGAGCAGAAGAGCATACAGCATGTTGTATATACCTTAGGCCCGTGGTATTCATGCCTTGAAAAGAGCGCAAATAAATGGCTTCTGACGAAGTCAGAACGCTCGAAGGGCTTCTATTTCAAGTTCAACGTCAATGCCCTGCTTCGCGGTGCTTCCGCTGACAGGGCAAGCTTCTACACGCAGCTGTACAATGTTGGTGCATTGAGTCCAAACGAGATCCGCGAACTGGAGGACATGAATCCCTACGAGGGCGGCGACGAGCATAGGGTTCCCATGAACATGGTCGAACCCGGCACTGAACCGCAGGATCTTGTGGAGGAGGCAAAGCCCTCCAAGGAGACAACGGATGAAAATGAATAGGCAGCAGTGCCGTCTTGAAATAAAATCTGCCGAACCGCAGGCCGAAGACGGCCTGATGAAGTTCAGCGGGTACGGTGCCGTTTTCGGGAACATCGACTCCTACGGCGACATCATCGAAAAAGGCGCTTTTGCAAAGACTATTTCTGACTTCAAGTCTTCCGGCCGCTGGCCTGCCATGCTCTCCCAGCATGGCGGATGGGGGCTGACCGCGAAAGACATGACCCCTGTCGGCGTCTGGACGGAAATGAAGGAGGATGATCACGGCTTGTATGTCGAGGGCGTCCTTGCCGACACCGAAAGAGGCCGCGAACTCTACACTCTGATGAAGATGCAGCCGAGGCCCGCAATAGACGGCATGTCTATTGGCTTCTACTGTACCGACTTTAAAGACGAGAAGACGGACGGCGAGACTATTCGCCACATCACTGGCGTTGACCTTGTCGAGCTGTCTTTAGTCACCTTCCCCGCCAACGGCGAAGCCCGCATCGGCGAGGTGAAGTCTGAAGATCTTTCCATCCGCGATGCTGAACACGCCCTGCGGGATGCAGGCTTCAGCCGTGCCGAGGCGAAGCGGATTCTGGCAGAGGGTTTTTCAAGCTCCACGTCTCTGCGGGATGCAGAAGCGAAGGACGATACGTCTGAACTTGCGGAGCTTCTCCGCAGAAACATTTCCGCAATGCGCGGAAAGGAGTAAACTATGTCCGACGAACTCAAGACTCTCATCGAGCAGCAGGGTTCCGCCTTCGAGGAATTCAAGAAAGCCAATGACGCCCGTCTCGACGCCATCGAGAAGGGCCAGTCCCATTCCGAGCTGGATGCCAAGGTGGACAAGATCGGTGCCGAACTCGACAAGCTCGGTTCCGTCATCGACGATATCCAGAAGAAGGCCAACCGCGCCGCCGCCCCCTCCGCCGAGGACGAGGCCAAGGCTTTCAACGCCGAGCATAAGGCCGCTTTCGACAAATGGATGCGTAAGGGCGACGATTCTGGCCTTGAATCCCTCCGCGAACGCAAAACCGCCATCAATGTCGGCACTCCCTCCGAGGGCGGCTATGCCGTGCCGATTGAGCAGGATCGCGACATCATGCGCCTTGTTCAGGACATGTCTCCCATGCGCCAGATCTGCCGCGTGGTGTCCTGCTCCACCGAAGACTACCGCAAGATGGTCAACCTCGGCGGCACCGACTATGGCTGGGTTGGCGAGACTGACCCCCGTCCTGCCACCAACACCCCGACCTTCACCACGATCCAGCCGACCTTCGGCGAGGTTTACGCATATCCGGAAACCACGCAGAAGGCTCTTGATGACCTGTTCTTCGACGTGCAGGCCGAGCTGACCTTCGACGTCGCTGAAGCCTTTGCCAAGGCTGAAGCTCTCGCCTTCCTCAACGGCGCCGCCGCCGACAAGCAGCCTGTCGGCCTGCTCACCGCGACCATGACCGCCGAGGCCGACGGCGTCCGCGACTTCGGCAAGTTCCAGTACATCGCTTCCGGCAAGGCCGACGGCTTCGCCGCCACCACGCCTGCCGACAAGCTTCTCGACCTCATCTATGCGACCCGCAGCCACCACAGGCAGAACGGCCGCTTCATGATGGCGACCTCCACTCTTGCTGAAATCCGCAAGTTCAAGGACAACTACAACCAGTATATCTGGCAGCCGTCCATGCAGGCGGGCCAGCCTGCCACCATCTTCGGCTATCCGTTCGTGGTGAACGAGTACATGCCCGCTCTTGGTGCCAATGCTCTTGCCGTCGTTTTCGGCGACTTCAAGTCCGCCTACTGGATTTTTGACCGCATCGGCATCCGCACTCTCCGTGATCCCTACACTCACAAGCCGTTTGTTGGCTTCTATACCACCAAGCGCGTGGGTTCCATGATTGCAAACACTGAGGCGCTCAAGTTCCTCAAGTGCGAAGCGTAAGGTAGTTAAGCCATGAGCGCCAAGCTGAAAAAAGCTTGGCGCTTCTGGCGGAACGGGTGCAAGCCCGTTGACTACCCCGCTGGAAGCGTCATTGAAGACGAAATAGAGATTAAGTTCGCCCGCGACTGCGGTGTTTTAGCCGACGATGCGGAGCCAGCGGCGCAGACTGCTGGAGATGCAGAGGCTAAAGCGCCGAAGAAGAAGGCGAAAAAGACAAAGGAAGAGTAATGGAATTCTTCATCGACGAAGAAGAGCCGACCGAACTCGCCGTGTCCGTGGAGGAAATGAAGGTTTTCTCCCGCGTTGACGGCGACGATGAAGACGAGCTCATAGGGCAGCTGATCAGGGGCGTCACGCAGGAGGCGGAGGACATTTGCCACCGCGTCTTCGCCCATAGAAAAGTCTTCTTCACGGCGGAGCTTCCCGCCGACGGAGACATCGTTCTGCCTGTCCTGCCCGTTTCCGGCCTGACGTCTGTCAAAGTCGATGGAGAGGAAGTCGATCTCGACCTTTATGCAGTTTCCATGCCGTCCTCCCAAGGAAGGCACATCCGTCCGGCGGTCATCCGGCCGCTGGACGGATTCCCTGAAGCAGGGACGCTTGCCGTGACGGCGTTTGCCGGAGGCGTCGTGCCTGAACCCGTCATCACATGGATCAAGACCCGCGTTTCAACCCTGTACGAGCAGCGTGAAAGCCATGCTATGTTCAATACTGGGTTGAAATTCACCGAGTTAGGACGCGACTACTCTATGGCGTTGCTTGATCCATATATCATCCACGGGGGCTTCTGATGGGCCAGACGGGCCAGTTCCGCAACCGCATCACCTATCAGAGGCAGGTGGTCAGCCACGACCGCTTCGGCGGGCCTCTGGAAGAGTGGCAGGACGTCCGGAAGAGCTGGTGCAGCTTCGAGGGCGTCACTGGCCGCGAGAAGTATAAAGGCGATCAGGTTATTTCCGAATTTCAGTTCCGGCTGAGATGCCGATATGCTGCCGACGTCGAGTCCCTCACTTGGCGCGTGAAGACTTCAGACGGCAAGATCTACAACATTGCAGCCGTTCTGCCGGACAACAAAAAGCAGTACATGCTGCTATACTGCTTCCTCAATTCCTATGATCAGATGGAGGAGGCGGACATCAATGCCTAGATATTCAAAAGTCCACAATCCAACGCATCACCAGTACACGATGGTCTCTCTGGAAGACTTTCAGGGCGTGAAGAACTGGCTTGATCCGCTTGTTGACGAGGTGCTGAAGAACATCGCGGAAGAGGTTGCCGATATAGCGCGGCAGTCCCAGCCGCCGGAGGGTTTTGCAGATTCTGACAAGTCTACCGACGTCAGGCGCAACCTGTCCGGCTGGCCCGACGACTGGTATCCCCACAAGCATCTGCGTGCCAGCATCGATGTCGAGCCGTCGCACTTCAAGGAAGGCGGCTGGCTTGTCCGGGCGAAGCGTCCCCACGCCCACCTTGTGGAGTACGGACACTGGATGATTCACGCCGACGGCACCCCTGCGCTGGATGAAAGCGGAAGGCCGATGTTTGTCCCTCCGCATGCCTTTATGCGTCCGGCAAAGGACAAAGTGATGGCGCGTCTCGGTGCAATGGAGCTTTAAATGCCGACATGCGGAGTTGACTTTGAGACTGATTTCTTGGAGACTCTCCTTGCAGATCAAGGCTTGAAAGACCTTGTCGGCGAGAAGATCTTCATGATGCGGGTTCCAAACAACTTCAAGCTTCCCATAGTGGTTTGCTGGAGGATCTCTGGACAGCCCGCAAACACTCTTTCCGGCTTTTCCGGACTAGAGTACATCAACATGCAGATTGACTGCCTTGGGCGCAATTACGAGGAGGCAAAAGCCCTCGCAAAGGCCGTCAGAAAGGCAGTTCCCCCGACTGGCCCCGTCTGGGGAGCCCATCTCCAGAGCGACAAAGACCAGTATATCAAGGAAACCAACCACTACCGGGTGATCATGGAATACGACATCTGGTACCTTGAACAGGAGTAGGACATGCCTGAGAAAGTCGCACGCGGCTACAAAACTACTTGTATGCTCGATTTCGAGCCTTCCTTCGGCGTCGCGCCAAGCCCGAAGGCTCCCGTCATCCTTCCCATCAATTCTTTTGGCCTGACCGTTTCCCGCAACAAGAACAGCGCCCAGACCCTTCGCGGACGCCGCGACCCCGACATGCCCTTCGACGGCAACGTGGAAACCTCCGGCGACATCGTGGTGCCTGTCGGCACCCGCGCCTTCGGCTACTGGCTTAAGCTGCTCTTCGGACAGCCGACCACCACTGGTTCCGGCACGGCGTACACCCATGTGTTCAAGCCCGCCGACGAGTCCCCGTCCGCGCTTATCCAGTGCGCCTACGGCACCAGCCCCGCCACCTACGGTCACTACAGCGGTTGCAAGGTCTCCTCCCTCCAGCTTACCGCCGGAGGCGACGAGGAACTCACCGCCACCCTGTCGATGGCTGGCAAGATGGCGACCTTCGACACCACCAACTACGGCGATGCCAACACCGAATCCGTGGTGCTGAAGCGGCTCTCCAATTTCCAGGCCAGTCTCAAGAAAAACGACGAAGTTTTCGGCGTCTGCACCGGATTTGACATCACCATCGACAACGGTTTGGACACCGACACCCGCACTCTCGGCACCGCTGGCGAACTCTACGACATTCCTGAGGGCATCATGTCCGTCACTGGCAACGTGACCTGCCTGTTCACCTCTCTTGCTCTCCTCAACGAGGCCAAGAACTCCACGGAAATGTCGCTGGAGCTGAAGTTTACCATAGACGAGGACAACAGCCTCGCCATTCTTCTTCCTGAAGTTCAGATCCAGTATCAAGGCCCGACTGTCGAAGGCCCTACTGGCATCAGAACCCAGTACCCCTTTGTTGCCTACTACAACGACCACGCGAAAAACACCGTCGTCGAGGTCACCCTCAAGAACGACGTCGCTGAATACTAAGTACACGCATCGGAGGACATTTTATGCGTACCGTAACTCTTTCCATTTCCGGCAAAAAATTCGACGTGCATCCTCTTGTCGGCAAAGACGTCCGCGAACTCGCGGTGCTTCCGAAGGAGGAAAACTGGGATCTCCTTTTCGAGACTCTTGGCCGCGCCGGATTCAAGCAGGAAGTTCTCGACAGCCTTCCCTTCCCCGACGTTCTTGAGCTCAACAAGGCTCTCGTCGCGGAAACCTACGGCATTGAGGAAGAGGAAAAAAACTAGCTGACCTCTGGGAGTGGCTTTCTGGCGATGGTGCAGAATTCTGCGACACCTGCCAGAAAGCCGCCCGCCAGAGGGGTGAAGCAATTGACTGCTCTTCATGCGAAGGGCGCTGTCCAGACATTCTGGACGGAAATAGAGAGGCCGTAGAGCTTCTCCAAGCAGGGGCCACTCAAATCCGCGTCGGCGGCATGGGTGGCTTTATTGGTTTTGACTGGAATGTGCTGAGATCTATTGCAGAAGACTACGGCTTTGACACTTCCCCTGCTTTGTGGAAAAAAGTAAGAGCCGTTGAGGCAGTGATATCGCGCAATGAAGCGCGGAAAATTAAAGAGCGGGAGTAGAGAATGGCGGCGACGCTTTACGTAGCAATCCGGGGCAACTACACTGAATTCCAGAGAGACATGACGCGAGTCCGGGGCATTGCGAAGGAAAGCTGCCGCGAACTTGCCAACCAGTTCAACAACGCCATCGATCCCAAGTTCTTCAAGAAGGGGCTGGCAGAGCTTGCCCGTGGCCTGAAGGACGTCAGCAGGATTGCCAGCACTCGCGGCGGCTTCCTCGCCCCTGCCATTGCAGATCTGAAAGACCTCGCCGCCAAGGCGGAAGTCTCCTCCCAGACCATGCAGCATCTTGCCAACCGCATGGCGGAGGTGGGCAGGCGGGAGCAGCTTTCCGGCGCACTGAAGAAGATCCAGCGGTACGCTGGGCTGACGGACGCCGAGCTTGCCAAGCTCCAGAAGAAGATGGGAGACACCGCTGGCTCGATGGAGACGGCGATGAGCGCCCTCGGCGTCCGCTCCACCCAGCAGATCAAGCGCGACATCGCGGCCCTTGAAGCCGCTTTCGACCACCTCGCCAAGCACGGCAATCTTTCCGCCGCCGAGCTGGAGAGGGCCTTCACAGGGCTGGAGAAGAAGCTGGAGCCTCTCTACGCCGAGCTTGGCGTGCTGAACAAGCCTGCCGGACGTTCCGCCGCTCTCGACGTCCTTGGAATGAAGACCGACGCCGAGTACCGGGCTGAAGCCAAGAAAATCGCGCAGGCTTATCTGGAGATCAAGACCAGCGCCAGCTCCACGGCCTCCGACGTACTCCGCGCCCATGCACGCATGGTCGAATCCTACCGCAGGCTTCGGGAGGAGATGACCGCCCATGCAGGCAAGGAGCCCGGCGTTGCTGAAGCTTTCGGCGTACTCAATGTCAGGTCTACCGCCGACATCAGAGGCGAGATGCAGAAGCTTCAGGCCGCCTTCGAGCGCGTCAGGACAAGCGCCGCCTCCACTGGCGAGGACGTCAGGCGTGCCTTTGCGTCCATGACGCAGGGCATGAGGACTCTACAGGCTGAACTCAATGGCCCCGGCTACAAGGAAAAGCTGCACGGCGCATACCACATGCTCGGCATCCGCTCTCCTCAGGAAATAGAGGAGGCCAAGCAGCACATCATCCGCGCCTACAGCGAGATCGTCAGCGCCGCCGTCACCACCGAGAGCAAAATGGCGGCTCTTGCCGCTAGGACGGACAGGCTCAGAGCTTTGTCGCAGGAGGCCGGAACATGGCAGGAGGGCGCGAGGGTTCAGCCCAGCAAGTATCGCGTCCAGTACGACAAATACGCCTCTCAGACTGGTGCCGCCGCCGGAAGTTTCGGGCAGTACGAGGCCCGATCGAAGGCCAAGGAGGCCGTGGACGCCTTCCAGCAGCTTCATGGCCGCCTGCCGAAGTACGCCAAGGAATTTCGTGACCTTGCCGCCGCCGCAGGAGTCTCTGCGAGGGAAATCTGGAAGGTGCGCGACTCTCTCGACCACACCTCCAATGCCTTCAAGGCTTTGATTGGCTACGGTCAAGTCTGGCTGACCTTCGGCTTCGCTCATACTGCAATGGACTTCGTCAAGACGGCTATGTCACTGGAAAACGTCGAAGTCGCATTCAAAGCCATCTACGGCACCTCCGATATGGCCCAGAAGAAGCTGGAGTACGTCAGGCAGGTGTCCGACGAACTGGGCCTGTCCTTCATGGACACGGCGGAAGGCGCAAAAAAGCTTTTTGCGGCCGCGCAGGGAACGCCGATTGAAGCTGAAGCCAACATGGTCTTCAAGGCGTTCAGCAACATGAGCGCCGCCATGAAGCTTACTGGCGACGAAACGAAAGGCGTTTTCCTTGCCATCTCCCAGATGATCTCGAAAGGCAAGGTCTCCGCTGAAGAATTAAGGCAGCAGCTGGCTGAACGCATGCCCGGTGCCGTCAATCTTTTCGCCAAGTCTATCGGCGTCAGCACTCAGGAACTTGACAAAATGCTTCAGCAGGGCGGTGTCACGCTGGAGCATTTCCTGATGTTTGCCCGCGAGGTGAACGCGCATTATGCCACCGGAGCAAGGCAGGCTTCCCATACGCTGCAGGCCGAGATGGCCCGAATCGGCAATACATGGGCAAAATTCCAGAAGGACATGACCGACACTGGCGCTCTTGCCGACATAGCCAGAGATTTCAACAGCGTATTCAGTGGCGTAACCGGAACAATTGTCAAGTTCCACGATGAAATTAAAGACCTTATGAAAGCTGCCCTTGCAGGGTGGATTGCATCGTCTCTTGTTCCCGGTGGCAAGCTGAATTCCATTATCATGGCGCTTGGCGTGTCCTTTAAATCAACTGCACGCCAGATGAAGTTGTTTGAGGCGTTCAGCCTCTCCATGAGCGCAGGGGCTAATAGAGCCGCCCTTGCTGTAGGCAAACTCCGCATCGCCCTCAACGCACTTATGCGGCATCCGATTGTTGCCGCTGCTGTTACTACTGGTGTTGCCTTTGGCCTTGAGAAATTATTTGAACCCGGCGACGATGACAGGTTCAAGGGCGAGATCGTCTCCAACGGTGACAGCATTCAGGAGAAGCTCCGCAAGCGGATGCAGGCTGAAGCGGCCAACAAGGATTCCAGCTTCTCTCCGGAAACCATCAGAAAATCTCTGCTCGACGACATCAACAAGGAGATGGATGCGCTGGAGCAGGGAACTGTCGCTGCCGGCGAAAGGCTGAAGGACGCCATTCATGCCGCCTATGATGAAGGCCAAGGCGTGTTTTCCGACGTCCCTGAAGATCAGTGGATCAAGATGGGCGAAGCCAGAAACAAGGCTTTCGAGCAGTTCCGCTCCTTCCAACAGGAGATGAAGAACCTCGTAGACTCCAAGGACGCCGACGGTCTCCTCAAGCTGCAGGATACCATTCTTCAAAGCTGGGAGAATATTGGAAATAGTCTTAAGGAAGCTGGATTTAAGGATGATGCCATCAAGAGCATGCACGACATGTTTAACCAGCTGCATGACGTTTGTGGCCTTGGCTTCGACGACATCTCCAAGCTCCTTGCAACGTATTCCGGCGATGCCGTCAATGCCGCAAAGGATCTTGGCCTTGAAATGGACAAGGCTACAAAAAAGATGTTTGATGGCCTAGAAAAGGCAGCTCAAAGCAGTGCCATTGGCAAGGCGGCAAAAGAGCTGCAGAACTTTGAGAAAATAGCCAAACAGATGGGCGATGTCGGCAAGGATCTGAAATTCGATGCCGTTATTGCCTCCTGTGGACAGTATTCAGACAGCATTGTCGGCGTGACAAACAAGCTGGATAATGCCTATCAGAAGCATGTCGAATATGAACAGATACTCAAGTCTGTAAGGGTTCGCGAAGAGCAGGGCTACGCCAGTAAGCAGGAACTGGAAAAAGCTCAGTCGCAAGTCACTGCACAAACTCAGAAACTTAACGAATGGCAGGACAAGCTGGCGATGTCCATCTTCAATGCCGCATCTGCAGCCGGAGGTTCCCCTGCCGCCTTCGATGCTATGATCAGCGTGTTTGAGCAGGCCGCTACCGCCGCAGGATGGACGGCCCAGCAGATAGGCGAAATTGTTGATCGGCTCAAAGAAGTTCGCAATCAGGCCATTGACACTATGAACGCCGCAAGAGGCATGGCTGTGGTTAATGGCGCTGAAGACAAGGTTGTGCAGGCCAAGATGCGGGAAGCCTATGCCAAGGGAGATAAGGACGCTTGGTCGAACCTTGCCATGTATAGCGATACGCTCAAGGGCGTTGGTCACGGCACGATTCAAGACTATGGCAAGGCGTTCGAGAGCAACAAGCAGGCTGACAAGATTCTTGAAGGATTGAAGGGAGGCAAAGGCGGCAAAGGCGGCAAAGGCGGCAAGGGTGGCGGCGGCGGAAAGCGCGTAGACAACACGGCTGAGAAGTGGAAGTCAGCCGAGGAAGGCTGGCGCAAGAAGATCGCCGACATGCAGGGCCAGAAGGACGTCCAGACTTTGGCGAAGGACTTTGCCGACATGGACAAGCAGCTGAAAGGCTCGTCCGTGGACATGAAGGCGCTGAAGAAGGACTACCTTGAGGCTTTCAGCGGGAAGTACGCCAACGACCTGAACAAGGAGATCCTGCAGCTCAGAGGCAACGAGGCCGAGCTTGCCAAGATCGACATCGAGGAGAAGTACAAGGCCAAGGCGGCCGCCATCGAGGGCATGGCGGAGGAGGCGAAGAAGCTCGGCATAACGGTCGAAGACCAGACGCCGAAACTGAAGGAGTACCGCAAGCTTCTGGAAGGGCAGGCGCGTGAGCAGCAGCTGCAGAAGGAGCTGCCCTACTACGAAAAGTTCTCTTGGTTCGACGGTGCCAAAGTGGAAGCCCTCGCCAAGCAGAACGAGCTGATCGCCATTCAGGCCGAGAAGATGAAGGGGACGATTCCAGACGAGCTTATCGACCGCTGGCGCGAGTTGGAGGAGCTGCAGAACCGCGTCAAGAACGGCAACGACGTCTTGGCGGGCATCAGCCTCGGAGCGAAAAAGTACGCCTTGGAGATGGGTAATCTCGCCGAGAATGTCAGCGACCTCGTTCAGAGCAGCTTCGACAGCATGGCTGACGCCTTCACGGATCTGGTGATGAAGGGCAAGGCCGACTTCACCGACCTCGCCAACAGCATCATCCGCGACCTCATGAGGATCGCTATCAAGCAGGCCATCATCGGGCCTATCGCGAACGGCATCGGGGGTCTGTTCTCTGGACTCTTCGGCGGGAGTGGTACGGCTCTGAGTTCCGGCAATATTGCCACGATGAACGCCAATGGCATGGTGTCTACGGGTGGCTGGGGGTTAACTGGCGTTCACGGTCACGCTTTTGGCGACGTCTTTACTGGCCTGCATGGCTTCTCCAATCAGATTGTAGATCGTCCGACATTGTTCTCCTATGGTTCGCAGTTGACAAAGTTTGCAAAGGGCGGCGTAATGGGCGAAGCGGGGCCGGAGGCGGTGATGCCTTTGACCCGCACGGCGTCTGGACACCTTGGAGTCCGTTCCGACAGTTCAAATGCGCCGATAGTCAATGTCGTCATCAACAATTCAACGGGACAGCAAGCCAGCCAGCAGACAAAGACCGACAATCAGGGCAACAAGTCCATCGAGGTCATGGTCGGCGACATGGCGGCGCAGCAGATGATGAAGACGGGAACTGCATTGAACAAGGCCGCAAGGTCGTTCAGCGGCGTCAGCCAGCAGGTAACGAGGAGGTAGCATGGCAGTCTATCGTTGGCCCACAAGCCTCCCGCAGAAGCCGCTGGTGGACGGGTACTCCAGAGACGTGCCGAACAATCTTATCCGCAGCTCGATGGACACTGGCTCCGACAAGGTGCGGAAGCGCGGAGCCGGAAAGCCTCAGGTCATCAAGGCGACCTACGCCATGACGGCGGCGCAGCGGAACACGCTGGAAGATTTCATCTGCAAGTCCATCGCCTACGGCGCTATCTGCTTCAATCTTCCGCACCCCGAAACGGGGAAGCTCGTCAGGGCGCGTCTCAAGGCCGCGTCCGACGGCGTCTGCACCTTCTCGCCGTACAAGGACACCCGCTGGTGGCAGACTACCCTGACCTTTGAAATCTGGCCTGAGGTGAAGGCGTAATGCCTCTTTCTCCAACGACAAGACGCGACATATTCAAGCAGGAGTCGGAGAACACCGACGTCGTTCTGCTGACGATCAAGCATCCGTCGTGGAAGACGGACGTGCGCCTCTCCACGCATGAAACGAAGCTGTGGAAAATCGACAAGGAAACCGCCACGCCCATCTACGGGACATACAGCCGGAAAAAATGGTTCATCTACTGTCCGATTCAGGCCACCCTGTGCAACTCGACCGACGAGCAGGCTCCCGAAGCCAAGTTCGTCGTGAGCAACGTCTCCCGCGAACTGGCGCAGTACCTCAAGATGGTGGATCGGGAGTATCCGAAAATCACCATCGAGGTGGTCAATTCGGCTACGCCGGACGTGGTGGACATGCTCTTTCCTGAACTCGACCTTGAGACGGCGACATGGACGGCTGACACCGTGGAAATCGCGGTCAAGAGCGACATCGCGGCAACTGAGCCTTCCCCGTGGCTGAGATTCAGCCTCGCCTATTTTCCCAATCTGGTGCAGTAGATGGACATCAAGAAATACATTGGCATCCCTTTCAAAGACTGCGGAAGAGACTTCGACGGCCTCGACTGCTGGGGACTCGTTCGCCTTGTCTGGAAGGAGGAGAAAGGCATCCTCATGCCGGACATGGGAGACGAGTATTCCTCGGCCTTTGCGCGGGGCGAAGTCGGCGAGACGGCGAAGGCGCTTGAGGCTGGCGAATGGAACATCGACGTCACGGACAGGCCCAGAAAGCCTCTGGACGTTCTGGTGTTCTCCTTCGGCACCCTCGACCTCCACGTTGGCCTGTGGGTCGCGGAGGGCGAGATGCTCCACGTCATGCGTGGAATGTCCACCGCAGTCGAGCGGTACGACATAGCGAAATGGAAGAAGCGTCTGAGCCGGATCCTCCGGCCCGTGGGAGCGTAGGATGGCTGAAACGAAAGACTGCGAAGTTGTCGAGGTCATGGGCAGGCGCTGGGACACCACGCGCCCCTGCATCTTTGCCGCTCCTGCCGGGTTGAGCCTTGAAGACATCGTCCTCCAGAGCATCGAGTCGGCCTACCGCGACAAGCTGTACAACAAAGCGCAGAGGCACGTCCTGCTCAAGTACGCCAGAGTCCGGCTCAACGGGGTCGAGAAGGCCCGCGAACACTGGAAGCACATCTTCCCCCAGAAAGGCGACCGCATCGAGATTCTCCACGGCGTCAGAGGAGGCGGTGGCGGGGGCGGCAAGAACCCGCTTGCGACCATTCTTTCCGCCGTCATCGTGATCGTCGCCGCCGCGCTGACCTTCTGGGCGGGCGGTCTCGGCGCTGGTGCG